AGTCCGGGAATAACGGCCTCCCAGCCGCACTTGCAGTTGATTTCTTCGCCCGGCAGTACCCACTTACCATCCAGAAACATCCCCTTTCGCAGATCAAACCGTTTACCGTTCGCCTTCACATGCGACGGGCGCCATGTTTTACCCGCGCGGGAATGCCGCCAGATACCTTCAGTGATGCCCACCGAGCGTTGTCTGGCCGACTGCATTACCGAGGTCGCTTTATTGTTCTGGTCGCGGGCAATCAGCGCCACGCGCCGTCGTGTGATGCCGTAGCGTTTTTCCAGTTCATCGGTCAGAGTTTTCAGGTCACGCCCCCGGCCAACAGACTGCATGACCAGTGTTTCCACCTGGGTGAGATGTTGCTGCGGGATGGAGCGAATGAGGTTCACATTCTCCGTGATGCTGGCCTGAAGTGCGGTGTTCATCTCCGCTGTCATACGGAAAGGAACCGTAAACCCGGCATCACGGAGCGCAGTGGACAGTGACGCATCGCTGTTTTTCAGAACATCACCGGCAAACCGCCTCGCCAGCCGCAGGGCCATTTCGTCAAACTTTTTCTGCCAGCGCCTGGCAAGTTGTTGCATGGCTCCACGCATCAGGTTAACGGGGGACGCATCCTGCGCGAGGTCTGTTTTACGGTACTCAGCCCGCAGCCAGTAAAGCACGCTGTTGTGCATCTCACTGACGGCATTATCCAGTTGTCTGCGGTACCAGGCCTCAATCCCCGCGTTGGGTGAAATCCGTCTCAGGGTCTGCGTTCGGGTCTTGCGGCGGATTTTCTTCGGTGTCGTCAATTTCGATTTCTCCGCTCAGGTCAATACCGCTGTACGGGCTGTCCGGTGCAGTAGCCAGCCGTTCGCGTACCTCGTTATTGGTCACCGCTCCGGCGCTCTCGTAAATCTGATCTGTTTCCGCTTCAGTTTTACGGATATTCGCCAGTTGCTCGCGCGTCAGTTCATGCAGGGGTTCAAATTCAAAAGTGATATCAGGATCGATATCGCCGAACTCAGACAACTGAATAATATCCAGTACCTTTTTCAGCGGTTTCTTCAGAAGACGAGTGGCAAGTGCAGCGATGGTGTCGTAAAACACACGGATTTCACCCTCACTCGATGCGTTCAGTCCCGTAGGACTCAATCCGGCGAATTTTACTGACGGTATGGCACTGACAAAGAACATGTGTTCCTGTGCCTGCGCCTGAAGGGTGTCGAGGCCGCTCAGAGGGGTGTTGAACTGGAAAAACTCTTCTTTCTGCTTGTCCAGCATCAACAACCCGCGGTTATCACGGGTACGGTTAAACAGCTCCGCGCGTTTTGCGTAATTCGGGTCCCTTTTCCCCGTTAACGCCTGGCTCATGTCCGTCATGATCCCGCTCAGCGAAAACGAATGCAGCATATCGCCCACGCTGTCGCGTGTACGCAGCCAGTTGTTGACGTAGGGTTCGGCAATCTGAACCAGTGACAGGCCGCCAAAGTTATAGGCCGGCTTCAGCATGTCCGGAACCGGGCGGGAAATCAGATCAATCATGCGGCTGGCGTGAACCGTTTTTCCCATTACGTACCATTCGGACGGACGGTAAAAATCATCACTCAGCGGATTATCCGCGTTATACATACCCGGATACGTCCAGACGGGTTCAATAACACGAAGCCCCAGCAGAGAACCTTTCGGGATTTTTTTGTCTGAAATAAACAGCCTGGACTCCAGCTCCGCCGGGTCAGTCCAGGCCGACATACCCGATGGCGAACGCACATCGATATAAATTTGCCCCCGCCCGAAAAAGCCGTCGTGCTCAACCGCCAGTCTGAAGGCATCCCGTATGTTATAGCGCTCCAGTGCATCAGTAAGCTGCGCTATGCGCGGCGCGCGGCTGTCGTCCCCTTCCCCGACCGCCTTAACCTTTATCCATTTGCGGGTCATCTCCTCGGCAATCACACTGACCATGCGCCGGTACTCTGGTAACTGCGCCTGAAGTGCCAGATACGGATAGCCCGGAAATCCTCCGTACACAAAATCAGGATACTGGCTGTTCAGTGTATCGTAGGGAGTCGAGTCCATTGCCAGTACAGCATTGCGTATGTCTTCGGGAATGACTCCCGGCGGTGGCTCATAGCGAACAAATTCACGCTGCGGTTTTTGTCCGGCCTCAGCAACCACCTCATCGCTGATCGTCATCGGATGTGGTTCAGGCGGACTTTCTGGCGGTGTCACCGTTTTTTTACGTTTAAAAAGCCACATCAAATCCACTCCATAAAATCATCAGAAATTACGACGGGCATTTCCATCGGGGCATAAGCAATCATCACTGAGTCTGCCAGGTTAGGAGATTTCGTCCCGTCAGGTTGCTTATCAACAAGAATTTTTCCGACGGCATTTTTCGACCAGGTGGGTTGTGACAGTTCCATCAAAAGCCTGTCTTTATTTTCCATCGTGCTGCTGATGGAAATAATCTCATCCGGGTCATACTCCATGCCCTTTAGCGCACGAAATGTATTGCGGAATAATTTGCGAAGATGCCACCAGCCCTGAGCTTTGGCATTGGCGAAAAAGTCCTTATTCAGACGTGCCGGTTTGCCGTTATCACCGGGAACAGCTTCATTTTCAGGATAAAAAACGCTTCCACTTCCCCGGAATGGTGTGGCAGTAATTTGATCTGTCCCCTCAGCTTCCCGCAGTTCGTTGATAGCGCGTGCATCACCACGAACGCCAGCGCCTAACCCGTCCTCGTCAAAGCGGAACTCATCGGCGCCAAAGTCATCGCACAGGCCGAAGACCTTAACCACGGAGTCATAGATGTCACTACCCTTACCCGACCATTCCTGGACATCACGCAACAGGAAGCCGTAACGAAGGGAACAGGCGTTTTTATCCCGCCCCTCGTCGGCGACATCCATTGCACCGAGCCGTTGACCGCTGGGCTGAATCCCCAGTTTGATATGTGCGTCAACCGCAGCCTGTACCCATTCTGATGGGATCAGGATACCCTCTGCCGATGCCTGGTAATTAAGATCCAGCTCCTGAGCAACGATGATCGGGTTATCAATTTTCTCGCACTCCTTGCGGTACCACTCATCATCCTTACGCGGGTCGCTACGCCAGTGAAACGTAAACACAGGGATTTTTCCGCTGTGCCGCTTCTGCGCAAAGGGGTTATTCATGCCATTAACCGATGAGAGATCGATACGGCAACGAGTTGTCTGGGAAAGCGCGGCATCAATAAGTAATGGCCGCTGGAGAAAGGCGGCCTCATCCACAAAATAAAGCGTAGTACGGTCACCGCGCCCGATATTATCGCCAGCTTCTCCTTTAATTACCGCGCCAGTGTCAGGAAACTCCACGCTCATAAAACGTGAATGCTTTCTCTCGTCCCAGCCCCCCCGAAACTCAGCAGGAAGAGTTGCTATAAATTTGCGTACTTTCCAGAACAGCGCTTTTGGATCAACCGTGCTGTCGACATACTCCTCTTTACGGGAACCAAACCCTATAACCATTTCACGGTTAAACAGACATAACGCACTGGCCAGACCGACAGATGTCCAGCTCAACCCCATTTCGCGGCTTTTTTCAGTCAGACCATTCTCATGGTTACGCGAGCGTTCCATAATCCAGTCGATCCATTCCTCTTGCCGTGGAAACAGCAAAAAAGGAATGGTGACCGGAAGACCATAATCGAGATTCCGCGGGTCAGTAGTCATGCCCCAGTCGATGATGAACTGCGCCGGGTTTGTACGGTAAAACTGCCTGAGAGCAGGGAGAGTTTCGGGAGCCTTCCTGATACGTTGCAGACGCTCCATTCGCCATTCGAAAACCTGAACATAATCAGGATTTTTAAAGTCAAAGGGGAATGGTAAAGGCATAATCAACTCATCATTTTTTTGTACAATTCCGCTGCCTGATCAGTTGTCAGATCAGTATTTTTTCCTGGTAGAGGCGTTTTTTCTGGTTCACTGGTAGTACCTATACTCCAGGCTTCTCTCTCCAGGCCGATCAGCGTTTTCAGACTGTCGCTCAGGTCTTTCAGAGATTTCACACGGGAAGGCAGACTGATGACTTTTTGATAAGTTTCATTGAGCCGGTCGCGGCCTTTATCGTCAGGATCGAACATGATGTTACCCAGTTGCTCCAGCGCCCCCACATCAGCACACTGCGCACCAAGTTCATCAAAAAGCGTGTTTGTGAGTTCCCGGGCCCGGCGAATATCGCCCCGGTGTTCCATGCGTACCGAGGCTATTACCTCCGCTGTGGCTTCTATCAGTACGCGTTCTGTAAGTTCCGTTTTGGTGCGTACCGTTTTGCGTACTTCCTGTTTGCGTACCAGATCGTCAGCCTTTTGCTGAATCCTGGCGTTAAGATCACGGGACCAGTCATCACGCTTTGCGCGCTTGCGGATAGCACCTTCACTAATACCATGATGTGACGCAATTTCACGGAGGGACATCACTCCGGCCCGGTATGCCGTCTCGATGGCCTCCCAGTCCGGTTTTGCCATTTTAACCCTCAGTTTCTTGAAAACTATTTAATCAGATGTATCTTTGATAACGCAGTATCAACGCTCTATTAATTCAAGGAATTTAGAATGAAATACTCACAGCAAGAAAAACTACAGATCATGATGCTCAGTGATATTCACCGAGCATTAGAAATTGAAAACTCATTTGATCCTGACCTCATTGACGAAGCAGTCAGCACGGATAACTACTGGGCTTTATCCTGGGAATACCCAAGCCTTCAAGATGAAGACGAGGAGACCCCTTGGGAGGTCAAACTATTCGTTGATACCTATGATATGTATGACATTCTCCAATACACATACGAACGTTTCAGTGCGGAAGATAAAGCAGAGGTTGCAGAATCTATTCGTAATTTCGATGAGAAATTCTCACTCACATTCCCTGGGTTTGACGGTAACAACGAGTCAAAGTTTCTTTTGATTGGTAGTTTATTGAAACGGATGGGACGGTTTAGCGGCAAAGACGATCTCACTCGGAACTCTCACATGCCCTCTGTTGCAATTTACCAACGTATGCTTGAAGTTTTCCTTCCAGCTCGAGCTAAAAATTGGATTCACAATGTGGGCATAACTAAACAAGATTTTATCGATACACTCAACGCGAGAGTGCATCCAGAAAATCGTTAAGAGTTAATGCCCGTAAATGCGGGCATTATTCATCATGGAGCCCTATTACTTTGTCGTAGGTACGTTCGCATGTGCTTCCGGCGACATAACGCTCATCAGCCTCTTTTGCGAACTTTCCCGCCAGATCGTCAGCTTCGCCAAGTAACTGGGCGAGCAGTGTTCCGGTCTCGGCTTTCCCTGGCTTGCTGCGGCAAGAGCGGAAAGCCTGCCGGTTCACTTCCTGCGAGCTACCGTTGTACTGCTGCGAGCTGCTGTTGCAGCCCCTCACTGAAGGGCTGCTGTAATGCCTGATCTCACCTACTGCATAACCGTATTATCAGCATCACTACCGAGAATATCGGTCAATGCGGTATCGACAGCGGCGTCAATCTGCTGATCCAGAGTGGATTTAATCTGCGTTTTAACTGCGATGGTAACGGCGTCTGATTTGAGGGCGTTTTTCACCATGTCGTCGGTGACGATATCTTTCATATCCGGCATTTCTCTTTGCTCCGTATGGACGAGGCTTTTCAGCCATTGGGTTATTTTCATGAGGTGTACCAGTTTTTAGCGTCTGGTTACGTTTTTGAGGTGTACGAAAACTGGCTTATGTCAGCACTATAAAAACGCGATGTGGTAGTACGAAGACCCAGAGACATTGTCATGTTTATGCATTTCTGAAACTCCCCCGCAGGTAAGCTCCTTTTCCCTCCTGCGGGGATTTTTTATTTACGAAGTTTCTCAGACTACTTACGTAGCCGTTCCTGCAAATCTTTTTCAAATATCCCGGTACTTTTACACTCCACCGGCTTCACCTTATCGTTACCGTCGGCAGTATCCAGTCCGGCAGTGCCTGTCACCATTACCGAAACATTACTGCCTTCACCGGCACTCCAGACCTGCGCGACGATACGGTAATGCTCCTGGATATTTTGTGTCTGCGGTAACAGTGAACAGTCCAGATACAACGAACTCAGTTCCGGGTCATCCCCGGTACCGGCGATAATTCCTGTGGTCTGGTCGTTAACACTGGCTGTGATGGCTTTCTCCCTGAAATACAGCGCCACGGCATTCAGCAACTCATCCGGTTTACGGTTACCGATGAATGAGGTTGATATCTGTTCGCTCATCCCTGGCTGCTGCCCGGACTGGCTGTCCTGCTGTTGCTGCCCGCCCGTTTTAACCGGACCATACACAGTAATGCAGCCGCCAAGACAAAGTGCGGCAGCGGTGGCTAATATACGGCGCATAGTCATTACCGATAATAAAGCGTTGTACAACCGGCGAGGGACATACATACCAGGGCCAGTACGAATAATTTTGCCTTCATTAATTTTCCTTGTTATCAGGTTTCAGTTCTGTCCGCTCATTTTGTCCGGGGCTCGTTGACAGATGTAAAAAAGCCAGTGGTCAGACTGGCTAATGTTTTGTTATGTTATATCATCAATCATCTGGGGATTATTTCACTGGTTATAGTCTCCAGAAACAACTAAATAAGATTTCATGGCGTGCTTTTAATGACGATTCTGAACATGTTTGTCTTCCGCCCGGAGATGCAGGTGTCCATCTCCGGGTCTTTTATTTCAGACATTGCGTCCGGATGTACTCCTGCAAATACTTCAGTTTTTCCTGGTCGCTGATGATTCCGGCGCGGATATTGAGAACGTTTTGTCCAGCACCTGGAGAGAGTTCGACGGTGGCAGCATTGCCCACGCGGCTGGTGCTGGCGGTTTCGGTCCGGGTGGGCACTGAACATCGCCCTTCGACGCGCACCCGGCCACCAGCAGCAAGGCGGCGCTGCAAATCAGTATTCCTGGTCTGAGCATCAGCTAACTCCTTCGTGTATTTAGCATCAAGGGCAGCAACGTCACGCTGGCGCTTAGTCATGTCGGTAATTGTCGCGTTCGCCAGTGTCAGGCTATGGCTGGCTGTATCGCGCTGCGATTTATACTGAATGGCGTTGTCGCGGTAATGCTCTGTTGCCCATGCAAGTGCAGCAATCAGCAAAGTCACTGAGAGTTGCAACCAGTATTTTTTCAGCAATACAGGTAACAGATTCATACCAGCACCGATTTTGCTTTTTCAAAGCGCTCTCGCCTGTCACCGATGCCGTTCTGCCCTCCGTTTTACCACCGTTCACAGTTAGTGAAAGACTGGGCGGAGGTGGTAAATATCAGGCTGCATTACCTTCCCCCT